TTGGGCAACATCATGACCACACCTATTTTTACCAAAGAGTTTGTAACTGATGCTGTGTGCGAACGTGGCAATCTCATAAGAGATATAGCCATGATCAAAGCAACAAAAACATTGTTAGAAAATAGACCAGGTTTGAACTGGCAATTTTTATCCTTGTGCTCACTTCGCCGCCCTGATCCTTACGTTGCAGCCGAAATGCAACATCAGGATGTGTTTAATCTCTATGCCAACGCAATTGATTGCATACTGCCCAGTTACATTGATGTACTAGGAGATGCATATTGGAACACTGATAGAGAAAATAGGCCAAGGCATGACACAACGTATGGTGCAAATAAAATTGATTATCATCCCACACCTACAGAGCATTTGACCTATTTGGATACAGTATTACCAGGCTGGGTGACAAAAACAGAAACTCGTGTTAAAATGCATGAAGAAAGTATCAATCTAAATAAAGATCCTAAGAAGACAGGAATGACAAAGGTAACAAGACTATGAAATTAAAAGTATCAGAATTATTTTATTCAGCGCAAGGTGAAGGACGCTATGTTGGTGTGCCTAGTATATTCTTGCGCATGTTTGGTTGTAACTTTACTTGCTCAGGGTTTGGTTGCAAGCCTGGCGAGAAGAGTACAGAAGCAGACGAAGTGGCCAAGACTGTGGAGTTGTACAAAACATTTGAAGAACTGCCACTAGTGAATACAGGTTGCGACAGCTATGCAAGCTGGCATCCAGACTTTAAACACTTGAGTCCCACATACACAGTAGAAGAGCTTGTGGACAAGATGACAGCATTGTTGCCTAATGGCAACTGGCTGCAACCCAATGGCAATCCTGTGCATTTGGTTATCACCGGAGGCGAGCCGCTGCTGGGCTGGCAACGTGCTTATCCTGAACTGTTGGATGTGCTACACGAGCGTGGCCTGCGACACATCACATTTGAAACCAATGGCACCCAAGACCTAACACGAGAGTTTAAAGACTATTTGCGCAATTGGTTCGGTGAGATCACATTCAGTGTCAGTCCTAAACTTTCAGTGTCGGGCGAGTCATGGGGGGATGCCATCCGGCCTGACGTAGTCTGGGACTATGAAACATATGGTGTGACCTATCTCAAGTTTGTTGTGGAAAAGATCTCAGACTTTGATGAACTGGATCGTGCTGTGGATGAGTATCGCTTGCGTGAGTTTGGTGGCCCTGTGTTTGTGATGCCTGTGGGCGGTGTGGTTTCGGTGTATGATGGCAACAGGATCAATGTTGCTGACGAAGCACTCAAGCGTGGCTACTGGTACAGTCCAAGATTGCACGTTGACCTTTGGGGCAACGGATGGGGAAAATAATGGGATTCTTTGACCGCTTTAAGAAAAAACCAGAACCTAAGCCTGCGGAAGAAAAGGTTATTCGTGTGCCAAAAGCACCTGAAAAAACTGCCAAGCAAAAGGCCACAGAAAACAACGAGCCTTATGTGGCTATTGTTACAATGGACATTGATCCCAACAACTTGCACCAAGGTGCATTTGAACTTGATTGGAATGAGATATTCATTGCACGATTGGTCAAGGCCGGATACATGATGAAACCCACAGACGCAGACTCAGACATCGTGGATCGTTGGTTTCAAAACGTGTGCAGACACGTTGTGATGGAAACCTGGGAACAAGACCAAGCCATGCGTAACTCAGCAAACGGTTATGTACACACCCGAGACATTGGTGACGGACGCACGGAGATCAGTTAAATGATATTCAATCACATCAAAGAACTCAAGGCCCAAGGCAAAAAGATTGGTATTACGTTCAGCACATTTGACATGCTACACGCAGGTCATATTGCCATGCTGAGTGAAGCTCGAAATCATTGCGACTACTTGATTTGTGGCCTACAAACTGACCCTACTATTGACAGACCTGAAACCAAAAACTCGCCAATACAAAGCATCGTGGAACGACAGATTCAACTTGCGGCTTGTCGTTATGTGGATGAAGTTGTTGTGTATCAAACTGAACAAGACTTGGTGGACCTGTTGTTGATTCTGCCCCTAGATGTTCGTATCCTTGGTGTGGAATACGAAGACAAAAATTTCTCCGGCAGGGACGAATGCCATGATCGTGGCATTGAAATTGTGTTCAACGGTCGTGATCATTCTTTCTCCAGTAGCAGCCTGCGCAGACGTGTTGTGGCAGCGGAGAGTCACAAAATACTGTCTACTCCATGATCTTGTACGTAAACGGTGACAGCCATACCGCGGCTGCTGAAGCTGTAAACCCACATTGTTTTGCCGAGGATGACGGTGACTTGTACATGTTGGGTCGACGTCCTCATCCTGCCAATCTTGCGGTGAGTTGGGGGCACCATTTGGCCAAACTGATCAACGCTGAATTTTATTGTGACGCAGAGTCAGCAGCCAGCAACGCCAGAATCATGCGTACCACACGCGATTGGATAAGAAAAAACTACAACCGTTTGGATCGCACTGTCATGGTCATACAGTGGTCAACATGGGAGCGAGAAGAATGGACATACGAAGGTCAATATTGGCAAGTCAATGCATCCGGCATTGACCATGTGCCCAAATCGTTGCAAGATCGGTACAAACAGTTTGTTTCCAGTATAAATTGGGAACGTTGTACAGAACAATCGCATAGAGAGATTTGGCAATTCCATCGAGAATTAGCAGCCAAAAACATTCGGCATGTTTTCTTCAATGGGAACAGTCATTTTGCATCCGTACCATGGCATCCTGATTGGGAAAACAGTTACATGGATCCATACAATTCCCAAATGACCTACAGCAATTTGCTCAAAATCTCAGGATTTTCAACAGTAAACCCACAAAGTTGGCATTTTGGTCCAGATGCCCATAGCTTTTGGGCCGAACATGTGTTACAATACATCAACGAACACAACTTGGTAACCACACATGCGCTATCTATTGATTGACACCTCTAACATGTTTTTTCGTGCGCGGCACCAAGCACATCGTGCCGCAGACACATGGACCAAATTGGGCTTTGCCCTGCACTTGACCTTGATGAGCGCAAACAAAGTGGCACGTGATTTGGGTGCTGATCATGTGGTGTTCGCGTTAGAGGGTCGTAGCTGGCGCAAAGATCATTATAAACCCTACAAAGCAAACCGTGCAGTAGCACGTGGGCAAATGAGCGAGACCGAAGCAGAAGAGGACAAACTGTTCTGGGAAACCTATGATGAGCTGACTAAATACTTGTCTACACGAACCAACTGTAGTGTTATACGTTGTGCCACAGCAGAAGCAGATGACATTATTGCACGTTGGATTGCTTTACACCCCCAAGACGAACACGTTATTGTTAGTTCAGATTCCGACTTTGTGCAGTTGATTGCACCCAATGTAAAATTGTACAATGGCATCAACGATCATTTGTTCAGTACCACAGGTGTCACAGACGCAAAAGGCAAAAACTTGGCATTCACTATTGAGAGTAACAGCAAGATCAAGGTTGGCAAACCCGACGCCAACTTTGTGCCACCTGCGGATTATCAGCGGTGGGTGTTGTTCTTGAAGTGCATGCGTGGTGATCCCGGTGACAATGTGTTCTCGGCCTATCCTGGTGTGCGTGTGAAAGGCACAAAAAATCAAGTGGGACTGACAGAAGCGTTTGAAGATCGTGACCGTCGTGGCTATGCGTGGAACAATCTCATGTTGCAACGTTGGATGGATCATGAGCAAACAGAACGCAAGGTGTTGGAAGATTATGAACGCAATCGTGTGTTGATTGATCTTACTGCACAGCCCGATGCGATCAAAGCTGTGGTAGATGAAGCCATACGTGAGCAGATTAGCCATAAAGATGTGGGCATGGTAGGTGCGCAGTTCCTAAGATTCTGTGGCAAGTACGAACTCACCAAACTCAGTGACTATGCAGATGCCATAAGCCGCTGGTTGAATCAAACATACAAAGGAGTATTAGATTGATTACAAAACCGGTTTTTAACATCTACGATCCACAGTTTGCATCTGATTTACCTCCTGCCATCGACATGATGTTGCGGCGATCCAAACAAAAACATATAACTGTCAATGACATTGATATTTTTTATAATGACGAGCAAGACGGCGGTGGGTCCGGCTGGGCACCAGACGTTGTTTTGTTGATTCAACAGCTATATCCTGATAAAAAATTTTGCAACGTTTTAGAATGGTGCTCTGGGCCAGGATTTATTGGATTTAGTTTGTTGGCGAATTCCTTGTGTTCTAATTTGTATCTTAATGACATATATCAACTTGCTTTAAATTATTGTACAAAAACCAAACAAAATCTCAATGAAAAATATAAAGAGAGTATCATAGAAACAATCTCTCTAGACTCATTGAAAGATCTGCCAGAAATCTATCAATTTGATTTAATTGTAGGAAACCCTCCGCATTTTAACACAGATACTAACCGATTCAGCAAGTATTATGATCCGAGAATTTTTGTTGACAAACATTGGAACATTCATAAAAATTTTTTCCGACACATTAAAAAACATTTGACCAAAGATGGCAAAATCATATTACTTGAATCTTTTTGGGGGTCTGCACCTGATACATTTGCGCAAATGATCGATGATTCAGATTTACAAATAACAAAGTATATTGATTACAAATACAACGAATACAATGAGCAGCCATTGTATCCGTTGTATTATTTAGAAATTTCACATAAATGATTGGAGTACCGCAATGATCACAGCAAAACCAGTGATTGACAAAAAATACTGGATCCTAAAGCAAGACGATCGCAAAATTGGTGTGGTAGAAGCCGAAGGCGATGGCTACACTGTGCGCATCAATGACCAAGTGGGCAAGTTTAAAACCATTCCCATGGTGCGTAAAAAAGTGGATATTGAATTTGTACCACCTGAAAAAACCACAAAACCTGCACCAGACCAAGTGCATGGATTCGAAACAGGATGTAGAGCATTCAATCCCATGTGGGACGTCAAGCACAGATTGCCATTGTTCACAAAAGAAAACAAAAGCAAATCATGGTATGCCGCAGGTTGGTATGCTGTGAAACAACATCGTGCATGGAAACTGCTTCGCAACCCAAAATTAATTGTGTTGGAACGTTACCAATATCAAGGACCATTTCATACCCAGGAGGCAGCACGTGACAAATCCCTTTCGTGATCAAGAAAAATTTATGAAGGCATGCGACCAAAGTGTCGACGCAATGAATGAATCGCAATACACCATGTACAAAAATTTAATTGCAGAAGAGTTCCGTGAACTGCAAGAAGCGCACGACATGGAAGCAGAACTGGATGCCTTAATTGAC